TAAGAGAGAGGACCTTACCCCTGCTGAACACTATGCCGATGCACATATAAAACACAAAGCTAAATTTATCTGCAAAATGACTGCTGATATTTCTATACCATACGTCATGTATATAGCAAATAAAGTAAACCAACAGTTTAAGAATGCTGAAGCTACCCCAGAGCTGGAGTCAAGTAACGCTTGAGCAGTTCATTGAGATCGGAAAGATAGATAAAACGCAAGGGGCCTACCACTACAATAGTGAGGCCCTTTCTATTTTGGCCGATGTTAATATTGAAGAGATTGAGGAGCTCGAGATTGATGAGCTCAATGCCTTAATTAAGCAGGTGAATTGGTATAGCAATCAGCCACCCAATAGATACCAGGAGGAGGTGCTAGGAATGAAGCTCAAGCCCTTTGGAAAACTAGAGCTATATGAATGGATTGACCTGGAGCACTTATTCACTAGCGACTATATTGATAACCTAGATAAGATATGCGCTATCATGTACAGGAAAGTACGCCTCAACGAATGGGATGAGGAGGTAATGGAGCCGTATGATTTTGACCTGAGCAATAGAGCTGAGCAATTTCTTGACCTTCCTATTACCTACATCTATGGCATTATTAATGAGTTTATAAAGTTTAGAAAACACTTTTACGAAACGTATCGCAATCTCTTTGGTGATGTGGATGATACTGAGATTAGTGAGGAGGAGAAAGCTAAGCTAACTAAGGAGGAGCTAGATGATATCGAGGCTGAGAAGAAAGCCTCTAAGTGGTCCTGGGAGCAAATGATTTATAACCTATGCAACGGCGATTTAACCAAAGCTGAGAAGCTAGGAAAACTAAAACTGATCTTTGTCTTTAATATGATCGGTATGAAAAAAGAGTTAAACATCTAGCGGAAAGCCTGGCGTGAAATCAGGAGGTGCATCCAAAGCATAGAAATTATAAACAATACTTTGATCCTCTTCTAAGATAGGCACTATTTCTAGGATAGGGTAATTCTTAGTTAGCCATTCAGTATATTGACTGTATATTTCTGTGATTATTCCTGCACTTGTTAGCTCATCGGTAAATTGCCTAACCAAATTATACGGAGGTATTACCCCACCATTCCACAGGAATGCCCCATTGTTAAGAAAAATAAAGTAATACATGGCTACTATCTCAATCTCTAGGGTGCTGAAGCCTGTTATTTGTGCATTGATTCGTACACTATCCTCTAATGTACGGGTATCCACTAGACCATTCTGCCTAATGATCCTCTTTAAAATTGTGGCCATCCTTCTACGGGTAGGATAAAGGATGTTAAATACTCCATTTTTTGCGTATCTAGGCATATTGTAAAACTCTGAAAAAATCAACTACACAGGTCTCTCCACTGGTAGCTGATTGTACGGTAAATAATAAATATTGGTCAACAGTTTTATTCAAGTTGTAGGCATTCAATCCTACTCCTGTAAATTCACTAGCCCCTGAGTTCATCCATGAAAACCCATTGTTTCTGCACGTTATTGTTTTCTCGCATTTGATGGCCTGCTGTACTCCTCCACCATTCAATGTACTGATTCCTGAAATCAATGTGGCACCTGTCATGCTGTTGCTTGTATTGATGTACAGCCTAGTATGCACCTGCCCTGTGTTACCTGTTACCCTTATCATACGCCATTGTATCTCAAGTAAGGTATCAGTAGTCAATGTATTCGCTGGTATTCTTAAGGCCTTAGATATGGTTACTGCTGTCGATACGCTCAATGATCCTGTGGATGCAGAATGGCCTAGATACTTAGGCATGATACTAACATCACCTGCACCTACCAATGAGTTACCGTTAACTGTTTTGATGTTACTGCCTGATACTAGTGTTGCCTGTTTACCATTCAAGGCCGTATTCAAATCACTCTGGTTAGATAAGGTACCTGTGATATTCCCCCACGTTGCACCTCCTCCTGAAGCTGCATCAATTATCTGCTGTCCTGTAATGGCAGTATTAACAGGTTGCCCTGCTACTATCTGAGTGCATTCGATTAGGTCAGTAGGTTGTAGGTCTCCAGTATGAGGGGTAAGGTTTTGCCTCCAATCCCCCCACCAATTAGGTAAGCTCATACCTATATTAGTTTAACTAAGGCAAATGTTTAAATCGGTACGGCACAATCGGTCCAGTCATTGAGGGCAAAGGTAATACTCATCTGGTAGCCTGCTGCATAATCGAGTAAGTCATTATTCAATGGAGTAAATGTAGGCACTCCAATCACATCCATGCTCCTATCTAATCCGAAAAAATAATATACATACAAATCATTTAGGATTTGATGGCAATCGCTTAGAATGGTTATGATGTTAGCCCTGTCCTTTTGAATTATATCATAGCAGAATATATCTAAGGTAAATTCAGTAGTATTTTCCGTAGGGATAACAGCATCAGGAACAATAAAAATGATAGGGTACTTTTCATCCTGGGTAGCGAAGTTGAATATCTGTTCTCTGAAGTCAGTACCTACTTTCTTTACCTGTTTGTGCTGTGAATAGAAGTTCACCACATTGTTAATTACACTTTGCAAACTTATCATAGCTCTGCGTTTTTGTTTATTTTATTTATCTTATTCTGCACGTTGGTTACTTGAGTTTCTGATACGATGGCCGTAACTGTCATACCTCCCGTTTCAGTAGATGTACCTCCTGCACTCATTACATTGCCTGTATTGGCTGATCCAAATAGCTGAGCGGATTGAGGCACTACCTGTGCAACAGCATTGCCCCCTCCATTAGATCCTCCCCCACCTCCACCACTTGAGGATGGTGAGCCTCCAGATGTTAGTATCTGTTTTGCCTTAGCTATGTTTGTAGCAATCTGAATAATACCAGAAGCAAACTGAGCAATACCTGCTGTACCTGCTGTTACTGCATTCAATGGGTTTGCCTGAGATGCTGCAACAAGGGAGCTTATTGCCTTACCTGTATCGATACCAATCTGTACCAATGCCATTGCCTTGTTAAATTTCTCTAGTTTTTTCTGGTCATTAACTAGGCCTTTTGCAATATCGGTGATGCCATCAGCAATATCACCTGCCAATTGTAGCCTGGCATCCCTTTCCTTTTGTGCGCTCTCTATCCTTGCAAGTTCTGCCTTGTTGTTAATATCAGTTAGCTTAGCTTCATGGTCAAGCCTTAGTTTTTCTAGTAGCTCATAGTTACCCTTGGCCAGTTCCTGGTCCTGTAGGTACTTAGCCTCCACCTCAGCAATGGCTTTGGTTTTTTCATCTGCCAAAGATAGGGCTAAATCACTCTGAGCCTTGAGCCTATCATCATTTCGTTTCTTAGTTTCTTCAGCATCCATCTGATCATAGATAGCTATGATCTGCCTACGTTGCTCTTCAGTTAGGGTAGTATCTTTTTTGGCCTCCTCTCTTAGCTTATCATATTTCTGCTTCTGCATTATGGCCTCTTTCTCCGCACCTTCAGCCATTGCCTCAATGGTTAGGTCATTGATGCGTACCTGATTGGCCGCAAACTGCTCCGCAGCCTTTTTATCAATAGCTAGAAGCTCGTTGTTTTTTAAGGTCTCAGCATCGGTCAATATCTGAAGCTCCTGAGCTGTTAGCTTGCTCATAGCATCTAGCCTCAGCTGTGCTAGTTTTTTCTCATAGTTCTGTATGCTTCCACCCTTAGTTATGTACTCATTGTCAATGGCCGCCTTCTCCTCCTTCATTTTCTCCTCAAGGAAGTTCTGCTTATAATCCTGGAAGGCCTGCTCTCGGACCATCTTCTCCTTATCAGTACCCTCAGCAATTAATGCCGTTCTGTTCTTTACAGCTTCAGCCTCTAGCTTGAGCTGTTCAATGTACTGAGTTTGTATATCAGTTACTTGTTGCTTTCGCTGAGCCTTAGCATCTGATGCTGCCTTCTTGTTGTTATCGGCTATCTTCTTATTATTATCGGCTACCTTCTTAGCATTATCCTCATTGATCTTTTGCTGTGCTTTACTAGCTTCAGCTTGTCTCTTATTCTCTTCTATCTGTAATATCTTCAGCTCGTTTTGTCCATCCTTTATCTGGTCATTGAGTTGCTCATTGGCTTGAGTTTGCTTTTCAAGCTGCTCGTTAATCTTTCTCAATTGGTCCGCCTGTGCCTGGGTACCTGTGGCCACAGATCCATTAACATCCATCTGAGAAAGTAGTAATAATCTCTTAGCATCAATCTGCTTAAAAATTATCTTATTCTCTTCAATCATTCTCTTCTTGTAGGCAATGGATGCTAGGATCCTTTGCTTCTCAAGCTCAAAGGTATTTTTACCCTCTGCTTTGGCGAGCTCAATATCTCTCTTGAATTGATTATCTCGTAAACTAAAAGCATTCGTTATGGCCGCTTTCTTTCGCTCCTCTGCCTCAATCTGCCTGTCGATGTTAGCTATCTGTGCCTCGGTCTGTGCCTTTTGTTTTGCAGCCTGCTCCTCACCTGCCTTATCCGTTATTCCTAGTGCATCTGTTAAGGCATAGAAGCCATCAACGAGAAATCCTACAGATGCCTTAATACCATCGAGTATAGGTTGCAATAATCCTAGCTTATTCATGAAGTAACCAATGGCTACCACAATAGCAGTAATGACTGATACTAATAAAAAGATAGGGTTGGCTAGTATGGTAGCACCTAACTTTACAAAGGCTCCACCCATTGTACCAATTAAGCCAATGAAACTTTTGAAGCTCTTGCCTAGTTCAGCAGGATTAATCTTTCCTATCACCTGGCTGAATACCTTTGCCTTTTGATTTGCCTCTTCAAAGTCAAGGCTCATAAGGCTATCCTTAATACCTCCTAAGCTATTAGATACCTGCTCAAACTTACTTCCCGATGCAAACACATTGGCCGCATCATTGGCATCACTTATCTTATCCTTTAGCTCCCCTGCTCTGGCAGAGAGCTCGGCCATCTGTTCTGGATCAGTAGCCTCGGCAATAGCTCCCTTTAATTCTCGAAGCTCTGCCCTCATGGCACCAATGCCCTGTATAACTATAGGTATCTCAACTTGATTCATTATGGATAGTATTTTAATTCAATTGTTGTATATGCTAGGTAGTTATCACTGAAACCTACCCCTATCTGAGAAGTATCTACATAGATGCTGTTATTGGCCGCCACATATATGGCACTATATATACCATCAAAATAGCTAGATCCTATCATTACCGTGATGCGGTCCTGTGGGATAGCACCTAAATCCCATGCATCTAATGTGGCCTGGTATTGACCTACCGCCAAATAATTCCAGGTAATTTGACCAAAGGTATTGACTAGCTCAGTAGCTACTGGAGGAGTAGCTCCAGCCTGAAACAATACAGCAGTATATGCATAGCACGCTGGCAATACTGGTAAGCCATTGTACCTGTTGTAAACTACTAGGTTATCGGTATAGATACCATCCTCAGATATTAACTTGTTATCTGTTACCACTACGGTCTTGAGGCCCTCATTAACTACGTTACCCTTCCCCGTTATTACTCCACTAGAATTGCCAGGTATTACGTTTGCATTCGAGCTCCTATGGTTAAAGATAGTATTACTAGCTACATGAGCTATTGCCCCATTATTACCGTTGCCAATTGGAGGAGCTTCTCCAGGTATTGCTGTGCTTCCAGGTAATACGCTCATGAGATCAATCTCACTATCCACGCTGATGAGCTCGACCTGTGTAAGCTTGTTAGCATTGGCATCGTAGTCAATTACCTTATTGATATTCCACCATGAGTTATCTATCCTTATCTTATCATTCAGCTCTAGGCTCTGGATATCTGGCTCTTTGAGATCAAAGAAAGCCGTTAACATTTTACCGTTATTGATCTGGCCCATTGTACGCCTCCAGTATTTGTTGTACAGATTGTTATCTGTTAAGGTCAAAGGCTGGTAATAATAAAAGGAACAGATTGCAAAATTAAGGTCCCATGATGGGCTTAATGGATCATTGAAATGACCTACATACGGGTAGCTCGTTAAGTTAGTTGCACCCACATTCCCGTAATCATAGATATTAAATGCAGCACAATTGGTGAGGCCTACCTCAGCCGTTGAGTCGTAAAGGATACGGATGTTAGTATCAGGCTGTGATCCCATGATCTGAGGTACATACGCCCCAAAGGTAGTATCTATCACAGGGGTAGGGCTGAATAATACGGCCTTAGTTGTTACATCCTTTACATACTCATTATCAAAAATCACCTCAGCCTGTCCATAGATTTGATTAGTAGCATTGGTGTATATTACATTAGGATCATCCTTATCAGGTGCGTAGGTGAGTATTACCTTTTTGCTTGTAAGCTCTGGTAGAAATGACAGGCTTTGCTCCTGATCCTTGGCTAACTTGTAGGTCCAGTCGACCTGCTTCCCACTATCATAGTAGTCATCTCTATGCACTAGGTTCAGCATATTAGGCTGGCTCTTGTCCACCTCAGCGTAAAGGTTGAACATATTAAAGATGGCCTTAACGTAATCGGATTGCTTTATCTTTTTGGGTACATAATCATTAACATCTAAGGTGCCACCAACAGCTACAATGTTACTGCTAGGGGTAATGGTTATTTTAGCAGATGATATATTTAAAGCTACCTGAATGCTAGGAGTATAGAATGCATTGATGGATGTTTGTGCAGCCTGCATCTGCATCTGGATGTTAGTGAATTGATTGAGGATATTAGGATCACTAACCTGCTGAGTAAATGATATGGTATCAGTTACAATTGTGGTAGTACCTACAGGTATTGATGTTGGCGATTGATAACTTGGACCCTGTACTATAAAGTTGTTATATGTATTACGATACCTTACTGTAAATAATGGAGCTGGCGATGAAGTTGCAACGACTCCGCTAGTATTAATAATATCAATAGTAAAGCTGACTATAACATTAAATTCATAGTATTGGCTATTGGCTGAGTTAATATTGAATGGTGTAGTATATGTACCTGTAACAGGATCAAAGATACCTTGAGGATCTTCCAGCTCTGTTAATCCTGTGAATGTATAAAATGGTCCTTGGGGTGCTACAGATATTGCTGAGGTAACTGTACTTGGTGTAGTTTTCTCAGCCCTTACTACATAATCAGCGAAATCAAAGTTATCGCTTCCACCATTGTAAGGTATGATTAGTTTATCAAATTTTGTGGCACTTAATGTGGGCCAGTTGTACTGATATCCTGCATCTGCGAATATACGATCCATGTAAACCTTAGCAAAGATGGCTGGCTTAAATTCATTAATCATATAGTCAGCATCTCCTGACATTGGCAGGAAATACTTGAAACCATCCGTAACCGTATTGCCAAATCGCATCTGGATATTGTTGGCATCGAATGTATGGTTGAGATCACTGAAGTCGATATCTGTTAGCTCCTTATTATTTATGGCCGTAAAGAAATCACCTTTACTATCCCTTACCAATACCTCATACTCAACGTGCTCCTCATAGCCATCTGTTAGCTGTACCTTTTTTACTGAGGTAAGTTGAAGCACAGCATCCTCCATAATAGGGATACCATCCTGAATAACTGAGCAGGTTGTAAGGGTATTGATATTGAAGGTTCCTGCCTCAATGTTTACATCATAGTAATGGTTCAGCAGGTCATTGTTATTCTTGCTCCCCACCAATGTAATGGTCTTAGAGAAGTTACCCTTTCGCTGTGAGATATCCCTGATATCACCTACCTGAAAATTCAAAGGAAAAGCTGTGCCCTCCTTTACATCCAGGTTCCCTGTTGCTAGTTGTATCTTAACCATTGACTAGGTCATTATTGGCATACTTAATTGTAATGCTTTGCCTGATTAAATTCTTATTTCTTTTCTTGAATAGCTCATACGATGAGGTGAGGATATTACAGCTAATGTACTCCGTGCTCTGTGGTTGCTCGCAGTCCTCATCATCATAGATTGCTTTTTTGATGTAGGTCTCAGGGGAACTGATAAGCTCAGAGAAATACTGGGCCATCTCCTCTGTCATCCAGTTAGTATTTAAATCAATGGTAGTATCAGTACTTATGTAGCTGTTCACATAGCCTTTATCCTGAGTATTGTAGGTCCAGTATTGACTAGATATATAGCCTTGCACATCCCTGTTAAATTGCTCCCGTGTTACGTTACCTTTCTCATAGTATCTACCCGTGAATGCAAAGCTACCCCATGAGCCCATACGGTCTAGGAATAGGATGTGGTACTCAATATCTCTGACCCTCCTATCTAGATAGATCCTATACTTTTGGGAGGTCTGAGCTCCTAGATGCTCATAGTAGAAATCATACCACTCAGTGCCTGGTTTAATCAATGGAGCTGAGCCTGCCACTACGTTGGTGGCTCCGTGGTTGTTAGGACCAACAGAGATACCTACAACGTGATCAGTAGCCGCCACATCCTTATCTAGGATATCCCCTAGGTTGTTTTCAAATACCATTCGATGGCTACCAGCAGGTGAGTTGTTAACGGCATCCATCCACAGGTCCTGCGCTAGGGTAGCATGGTACCCATCCGTTGGCAATGTGGTTAGTAGCTTATCGGTTGCGTTATTGAGTAGGTAGTCCTGGTAATCATAGGTAGGCCACTCTACCCATCGGATGGCACCATTGAATACATAGTTATTCTTATCCTGCCTCAACGCTCGGTTAATGGTTCGCCTACCATCGGCATAGGTTATATCTCCATTAATAGTTGCATTGGTTACCAATGACCATGGGCTATTAACTACCAGGTAACCAGGTCCCACTGCGATAACTGTTTGCAATCCTTCTAGGTTAGGATTGGCACCACCTCCACCTACTTGAGCTATATTAATCTGATCACCTACCACAAAGCTATTGGCTACATTTATCTGAACATTGCCTCCATTGTTGGTAAGGTTGGAGAAGTATTGTACGATTGTAAGGTACTCCTCTCCTACGGCCACATCATACTTATAATGGCTATCTGTTGCATCATATACCGTGGTGTTGGCTAGCTCAAGGTCATAGCTCACCTTTGCCTGGAGTAACTTGCTCAGGTCAATCTCACCATACCCACTAACATATTGAGGCAGTACCCTATACTCTGCTATCTTATTAACTGTGCCACTCTCGTAGATATCGAATACAAATTTGAAACCAGGGTTACCTGAGTTCGTGGATGCATAGATAAACTTAATAGGGTTATACGCTGGCATTAATGGATCTGCCTTAGCGATTAGTAGTATTGCCATGCCTATATTATGCTATGCCTGAAAAATGTTTTTAAAATGCAAAGTAGCTATCATCCGTATAGTACTCCTGCCGTATGTGGGTAGTCGCATACCTCACAGCATCCATTGCGTCATCGAATAACTTAACAGGTTCATCCGTTATGAAATCACCGATTTTCTTCCATTTGTAATTCTCATACTCCCGTTTCAGGTCTTTATGATCCTGGCAAAATACCCCAAAGGTCTTAACGTTATCAATACCCTTCTTCACTACCTTGTTTGCATTCTGAACATCAAACCCTGCAATGTTCATTTCTTGTATAATTTCTGGACGCGAGTAATCAGCCATGATTGTAACTGTTTGCTCTATGCCAATTGCCTGGAGCTTCTCGATTAGCATAGTCGTGGTGAGGTAGCTCTCATATATCACAGGCTCGATATAGATATCATTGTCGCACCAATAGACACGCATCAATGCCGTGGGATGGTTGTACCCAAAGTCAAGGCCATACACATAGTTCACGAACCTAGCAGGCCGATGGCTTAAAAAGGTCCAGTTACTGTATATGTTACTTTTGCTGATTGCCTTCTCACCTAGTGCATAGATCTGGTATAGTGCCTCATCGGTTCGCTTTAAATCCTCAATCTGTGCACGGATGCTATTGGGTAGAAATGGGTTATCTCGGTAGGTACTTTTGATTAGTATGCTCTCCTCCTTCGGGAGCTCATATAACCATGAGGAGCTAT